CGTTATTGTCTTGACTGTCATTCTTCAAACCACCTCTTTAAGGAGTTCTCATCCTTATCAAGGTGAGGATACCACATACTCTTTGTTTTCTTTGAAATTGTCTGTTCATCATCAACAGACTTATACTTAGCTACAAACTCATCAAAGTCTTGCTGATTACGAAAATGTAGATAGATCGTTTTGAATGGAGGATTGTCTTTCTGAACAAACTCAGGCATTCCTACCCAAAGCTTTTCGCGCTCACCTTCTTCATCTTCCATACCAAGAAATTCTGCAAGAGTCGCTTCATCGTCTGGTTCTACTGGTGCTGTAGTTTGTCCAAGAAAGTTGTCGTATTCTGCGGATTCTTTTACTGTCATGTTATCAACCTACTAAAATTGCGGACTTTCTCAAAGCGATATGTCTTATCAAACTTATCGGCAATGGTATCAGTCTTATGTGAGATTATAAACGTATTTGTATCATCTGTCAAGGTCTGAATGATCTTGAGGAACTCATCTGTGCCATTCGCATCAAGACTTCCATCAAGTATCTCATCCAATATCAGCAAATTGGTATTCACACTGTTCTTCATCTTGGCAATGGAACGCCATGTAAACATCAAGGCCAAATCAATGCGTGTCTTCTCACCCTCTGAGAAATTGGCATAAGCAAACTCATCACGATAGCGAGACTTGATGACCTCGTTGAAGTTCTCATCAATATTGAAATTGACGAAGAAACCCATTCTATCAAGATACTTATTCACAAGCTTATTGATGATAGGAACATACTGCTTGATGATCTTAGTCTTGATACCACCATCTTTGAGTAATGACATAGCCGTTTCAATCATAGTTCTTTCACTCAATCTAAACTGAAGAGAATTTTCAAGTCTAAGAATTTCTTCTTCTGACCTCTTCAAGTCATGTTCACTATCCATTACCATCTTATCGGCATTGCGAATCTTATCCATATTGTCTTCAATGTCATTCATCACTGAAACGATATGCATCATTGTCTGCTTGCTGGACTTGATTTCAGCGGATATAGAATGTGAACGCTTAGATTTATCTTCAAGATTGTTTATCTTTGTGAGAAGATCATCCATATTATTCTTCAAAAGGTCGGCATACTTTTGTGCTTCTGCTGCATCGGCATGAAGCTTGGTTTTTCTTCTTGCTCTAAAATGTTCGTCAATGTGCTGCTTACAAGTAGGGCATTCATCATGTTCAGTTAGAAACTCAATCTCTTTGTCACACCTATTGATATTTGTTTCCTGAGTTGTAAGAGACACGATAGAGTTAGAGTAATCATTGCGAACATCTGTAAGAGTAACAACATCTGTCATAAGGTCTTCTTTTTCATTCAGAAGAACTTTTACTCTCTCCAACAAATCTTTCTTTTGTTGTGTAAAATCTGCAAGCTGCTTTTCAAGTTCAAGCAATCTATCATCATTGTTCTGCTTAAGATTGGTCAGTGTCTTTTCAATATATTCTTTCTTGTCTTGTGCAGACTTGAGAAGCATACGGTTCTTCTCTACGCTTTCTTTGTTCTCTTGCCAACGCTGCTTTACAAGGAGACTCATCACTGAGAAGATTTGAATGTCTAACAAGTCTTCAATGATTGTTCTACGGTCAGCAGGAGACAACTGCATAAACGGTGTGAATGATGCAGAGCCGAGAATGACAATCTGACAGAATGACTTCATATTCATCTTGAGGATGAACTTCTCTAGGTACTCTTGATAGTCTCTAGATGCTGAGTCCTGATTGAGCAAAGAACCATCAACCCAAATCTCAAAGATGTTGGGCTTGATACCACGCACGATCTTGTAATCTTTACCGTAGGCCTTAAATACAACTTCAACCTTACAGTCTTTGCTGTTCACACTATTGACCAGCATAGGCTTATTGATCTTACGAAACGGCTTACCAAACAAAACAAAAGTAAGCGCGTCAAGAATGGTTGATTTACCATGCCCGTTCGCGCCTACTATCAAGTTTGTCTTTGAGGAATTTAGTTCAATCTCTGTCCATGCATTACCAGTAGAAAGAAGGTTCTTCCATCTAATCAGTTCAAATGTTATCATAGCCCGTTGTGATACTCACTCTGTTCCTTAATGTATTCTTCAGCATCTTCTTTTGTTTGAAAGTATGCAACATAATGGCCCTGATGTTCACCATCAAGTTCATCTTCCCACACTTCATCATAATGATCGCCGATCTTCATAGCATATCTATCACAATACTCATCTTCATACCACATATTGTGACCTTCGACAATAGCAGTGTATTTACCTACAACTTCAACCTGCCTGAGATCAAACTCTACAGTGTCCTTATCGTAGCGATACCATTCGTTACCATCAGCATCAAGCATTGTCAGCTTATTCTGTCGACCTGTAAGACGATTGAATATCTTGTTCACACGCCAGAACTTGTCACCAATATTATACTTCATTCTATAGTCTCCAATGAAAGTGCTTCGGAATAAACTTCCCGCATATAGTGTTTCATCCTATCACCATCTACAGGCAAAGTCAACCCTGTAATGTAGTTATCTAGAATGGTAAGTGTGTCTTGGGCCTCGTCTACCAGATCATCAACATTGTTGTCAGTAAACGAATTGATATCCTCTACAATGGAAATATCAGCAGCTTGTTCCTTGTATAGCTTATCCAGTAACATGTCAAACGCATATGGATTAGTCTTGTTCACACATACGATCTTAACATAACAATCTTTGAACTTGCTGTAGTCAGTTGCATTGATCTTCTCAAGAATGTCAGGATGCTTTACGTCATCATAAGCGACCATATGAAATATGCGGAAAGGATTACGATGAAAAACTGTATCGCGCGATTGTGTATCAAAGACAACAAAGCCCCGAGGATCATTATAATCAGACCATATATGCTCACAAAAAGCACCGATGTAATGAATATTGTCCCGACTACTGCGGTGGTGATAATGGCCAGTGAAAACACTATCAAATCGCCTGAAAACTTTGCTGTTCCATCCATGATCCGAGAGCATACCCTTTTGCATTTCAAAACCATCGAGTTCCAAATGCCCGATACAGACCGGCGCTTTTGATTGTTCAATTGCATCATAACATTCTTTCTCATATTCTTTTGTGATCCAAGGAAGCAAGAAGAACTCACATCCGTCAATATCTATTGTTGTCGGCTTAGAGTAAATCTTGATGTTGTTATAACGATTACCGACAAACTCATCTAGAGCATTCACACGATATGTGTCCTTGAAATACTCATCATGATTACCTGCAATGATATGCACTTCACATATTGCATTGATAAGTTCAAGGAAATCAGTTCTCAGCCTTGAATGGGTAAGAACGTTAATATACTTCCGACGGTCAACAAGATCGCCAGCGTGAATGATATGCTTAATGTCATTCGCCTTGATAAATGGAATGAGAAATTCATCTACGCACCTCTTAAAGTAATCAAGGAAAACTGGGGAGTCATTTCTAACTCCCCAGTGGGTATCAGTGATAATAAGTACCTTAGTCACGCTCTTTTTTTCCTAGTATTGGACATGTAGAGTTCATTATCGTACTTTTTAATTGATTTGTCAATAGCTTCTTTGATAGTCTCTAATCTGATCTTATAGTTACCTCGAATGTGGATGTTCTCTTTCTGGTTTAAAAGACTATTGATCAAGTGTTCAACTTGAAACGGCACTTCGTGGTTCATCTTTTTCTTCCTCATAAAATTGAATTAGACCTTCTTTGGCCACTTTTCTTTTTTCTTTCTTCACTGCTTCTTTCTTCTCAAACTTATCCATAAACTCATTGATGTTATCATAGATTTGATTTGGTATCAAATGATTATCATCACTATCTGTCAATAGATTAGACACTCCTAAATTGACAATTGTTTCCTGAAAGTTCTTGTAAATTGTATACCTATTCTTTTCTTCTTTATTAATTCTGCGAAGAAAAGCATAATAGATTACTTGTGTAAAATACGCAAATGGATTTTTGCCGATATCTGGATTGTAATCATTGAAATACATAATGCAGTTTTCAATGCCATCGGAAATCATTTCATCTCTAAACGAATAGCTAATGAAACACGGCTTAGTAGATAACTTTTCTGCTATTTTCCAAATACACTCGCCTATGTAATTTGGTAATTTAGGATCTTCTAGTCCTTTTTCTCTTGCCTCTTTTACTCTTTCTTTATGCTTAAGAATTTCACTGTAAAATTTGGCATTGTCCACATAGTGAACCTTCGCAGTTTTTTTCATTTTTATCATTTTTCCCTTGACTAATGCTTGACAATGTGGTATAAAGGCTATGCCAGCGATGATATGAATAACTTTAATTATACTTCTGTTAGTTCAATCATCTTCTTGATTTGCTTATCCAGTACATCTTTTCTGTTAGGCCACTTGATCATTGGCTTATCTGGATCTTTAGCTAGATGCTGCAATAGAGGCAAATAAGTCTTTCGTAGTGTTCTCAATCTAGTCTTCAACACTTCAACTTCATCTGTTACTCCTGAAGATGATACAATCTCTTCTTCATCATGAAATGAAAATCCAAAATCATTTGTTTCGTCTACTTCGATAACGATATCTTTGTTTGTAGCCATTAGTGTAATGTTCCTTTATCTTTTTTGGACAGATCATTTAGATATTTCTCAACTTCTTCAAGTTTCTCTATCATTTCGTCATCATCATCTTCCGACATTGCAACTTCTTTGTAAAGTTCAGCTTCGTCATATTCTGCTAACTTTTTCTGTTCAGCTCTCAGTTCTAAGAAGTATTCTACAGTCTTATAGTAATATTCTAAAAGAGAATCTGATGGCTCAGTGGTCATCAAAACGTTATGTTCTTTAATCTCAAAGTCCTGATTGTCTGATATACGAGAGAACATCCATTGCATGAGAGATATAGAAAGATGTGATCCTTTTTTTATCGGCAAATAAACTATCTTGAGTGGATTGCTTATAAGATATCTAGAGTTACCTGCTTCGTTTAAGTGTATTGTATCCGAGATAACATCTTCTCCTGTTATCATTCTTAAGACTATTGGCTTGTAATCTTCCATAATGTTATCCTTTTAATTCAATCTTATAAACTTTGAACGCAAATTTTTCTTCCGTGTATATCTTAATACGTTCTGCAAAGTGCTTTAGTGTGTAGTTCTCATGTTTCTTGTATCGCATATCATCCGCAATGTCAAATAATTGTGCGAAATCTTTTGTTTCACTCTTACGTAATCCACGGCCAATAGACTGTAAGTTTCTTATCCTAGACTTAGATGGGCTAGCAAATATAATGTTGTGAAGATTTCTAATATTGATGCCAGTGCTAAAAGTACCAAAACTAGCAACAATAATAGCCTGCGTTTCCTGTTCAACGATCTTACGAATCCCTTCGCGTATGTCAACATCTGTTTCTCCACTTACAAAGAATACCTTTCTGTCCACTTCCACTTTGTCAGAAATGAGTTTGTGTAGAATGCGTCCGTGCTTGTCAACGTACTGGAAGAGAACGAGCGTGTTCCCTTCAAGTGAGACGGCAAGATTAGAGATGAACCGATTTCTGGCATCGTTAAGGACAAGGTATTCAATCTCCTGCTGATAGGTAAAGTTCTTTGCTGCTTGACAGATAGACTCATTATGTC